TTTTCTGATGTGCAAATATCTCAAGTGCTTCTTCTTCTACACTCATACCTTTTGTCTTTGCACTTTTTGCTTCTGTATTGATTTTTTCACACGAGCTCATCCAGCGACCTATGTCACCGTACATAGTTTCTACGCTTCGACCGACTTCAAAACCTTTTTTAATTGCATTGAAAGCTGCCGTTGCCATACCAAAAGCTGAAATTGGGTCTACCATATGCCTCTCCTACTACTATTTATATAAAAAAAGCGTGACATAAAATGCCACGCTTTCACAATAAGGAGAAACAAAAAGAAGTTTTAGGCTTCTTTTGCTAGTTTCTGAAAGTAATCCAAACTATCGTCACTTTCAGTAGAAGTTGTTTTGACAACATTATCTACATATTGTTTGTCTTCAACATCAACTTCTGGAGTATCATCAAGTTCTACATTCTCTGCAGAACCAGATGTTGATTGACTACCAGTAAGAACATCGTCAAGTCTATTTTTAAGTTCATCATAAGTCTTAAAATTAGATGCAGCTAAAAAATCTTTTAGCGAATATTCTGATTTCCATATCTTGTCTAGTTCAGAATCATCTTCATTTAACTTTGATGCACTATCAAACTCCGACTTGTCGTAATTCCAATAGCCGTCAACCTTTCTGATTTTCAATTTAAAGTTTGCACCTTCCCAAAAATCAAATGGATTCACAGGAGTTTCATCTTCAAATTGAGGCTGTAAAGCTTCCATCACTTTCTCGTAAATCTTCTTACCATATCTGAATAAGAAAACTTTACCTTCATTTTCAGGATGCTTCGGGTCAGAAACTACATAAATGTTTGAGTAGTATTGTAGTTTTCTCTTTTGTTTTCTAGCGATTTCTTTATCGCTTTCAACACCAGAGTTCCACAACTTACTATTATACTCTGAAACTGGGTCTTTCTGATTTAGTGTAGTGAGTGAATTCTCAATATACCATTTACCAGTTGGACCTTGAAATGCATGATTCCATAACTTTACCCATGGCATTTCTTCACCATCAGGTGCAGGTAGAAATCTAATGATTGCATAACCATTACCAGATTTATCTAGTTCTGGTTTCCAGAGTCTTTCATCTACATATGATTGTTTTTCTACTGGTGCAGATTCTTTTTCAACTGCAGCCAATATTTTGTCTAAAGAATTAGACTTTTTGAGTGTATCTAATGACATATATTTTCTCCGTATGCTATTATATGCTATTTTATCTTCACTTAATCATAATATAGTATTATTTATACAACTAGATTGAACTAAATTTACAACCTGGTTGAACCAGATGGCCAAACATTTGTCCATAACTAATTGTTTTCACATTGTCATATTGAGACCATTCTTCTATTTCAGACTTGTCATCTATGACTCTGTAAAACTTTATTTTAGGATAACTCTTAAAATTATCCGTGTGTTGCTCTATCCAATTTGTAGGACTAACATATTTACAATCACTTGATATATAACAATCAGTATCTTTGTAAACATTATTAACAAGACCTTCTCTTGTCATATCAAATCCTAGTAAAAAAACTTGTGTAGTAAAAGATTTATTCTCTTCAATACCAACTCTTACTGCTGTCGGACCAGAACTCCAACCTCTGAATTCACCATCAAAGAATTGGTCTAAATCTTTTACTTTATCAAACTCATCAACCCATGTAATCCATAAACCTGCATTACCTAGTTTTTGTCTAACATCACCTTTTGGTAATCCTTTAAATGTTGATAGAACTTCTAATATTGTATCTTTAAATCTTTCTGGGTCTATACCATGACACACTAAAGAGGTACGATTACCTTTTTCATTTTGATGTAGAAACTTATCTACTGTATCTAAATCTAATTTTTTGAGTTGTTCGTTTAATTGTTCCATACTTGATTGTTCTAATCCAGTATATTGTAACATCTCATAAAATTGTTCAGGAAGTATTTTCCATTGTCTAAAGTAACATTTATTTTCTTTACAATAACCAGATGAATATATCTCATGCATCATTGCCCAATCTGTTGATATTAATCCATCTGGTTTGAAATCTCTATAAAGTGCATTACACCCATAGATTTTACCCCATTGTTTAAATTGTTTTAGTTCGATACCATCTCTGGACTCACCATTACCTAAAACAAAAATATTACTTTTCGGTGTCTGAAGGTCTTCCATCATAATCATCTGTGTACATATGTTTTTTCTTGAAGGCATGAATGTTATCAACTTCATTTATATCTTCAAGTTCATCTTCTAGGTCCTCTTCATCAACTGATGCATCAGTATATTCTTTATCTCTTATTTCTACAATTTTATCAGAGTGACCTATACCAGCTAAAAAGTTAGTTAGTTTTTCGGCCAGTGCATCCATATCATGTTCTTCTATGACTGCTTCTATTTCAACTCTCTCTTCTTCACTCATTGTATCGTCTTTAATTTCATTTGTTTTAATGAAAGTATATCTTTGTTCCATTTAGTTTCTCCTAAATCTTTTATTTCTATGGAAAGATTTTTCATTCATTTCTTTAAGTCTTACTCTTAAAGAGTCTAATTGTTTTTGTAAATATGCATTATCAGTTCCTAAAACTTTAACTTGTTTTTCAAGACCTTCTAGTTTTGAACGATAGAAATCTCTTTCTCTAATCAGAGATTCGTTTGTTGGTGTCATAATATACTCCATTTATAAGATTAATAAGAATCATTTTATAGTATGATTTGTCAAAAGTCAATAGTCCACCATAATTATTTAATCTTTTTTTATGTGATGGCCATATGACATTCTCTTGAATCTTTTTATCCCAATCTTTATCAAATTCTAAAAGACTCATAAGAATTACCATTGTTTCAACACTTATTCTATTTGCTAAATAATTTCTTAACAATATAGGGTGTTGACCATTTTCTACTTTAAATAAACTGTTAAAATCATTTACTTGATTTACTAATATATCCATATCTTGTTGAAAATTATATCTTAAACTTTCAACTCTTTTTCGCCATGACAAATAATTATCTTCATTAAAAGAACCAATGTAACCTTTTTCTTTTACTAAAAAATTAGATATAAAAAAGTCTTTTACTTGTTCTTTGTATTTTCTTGCTACTCTACCAAAAAAGAATTTATCTTTTCTTTTTAAATAACTTTGTTTTGTTACAGTTGTTTTACCACCATACTTGTTAAAGTCATAATCAGAATTGAAATGTGCTTTAAGAGCCATGTATATCTTATATGCATCAAAAGCTTCCATAGTAATCATACTGGTAACTTACCCATTTTTGGTAAAAAGTTTAAATCTCTTGCGTTAGCTTCTATTTTATCTTTTAGTGGTTTTTGAATTAGATTTGTGATACTATCTGGTTCTAATTGATTTCTTGTACAATAGTCAAGAATAGCTTCCATGTGAGTAATCTTTTTTTCTTGAACTTGTTTTTCTATAAAAATTGAAAATGATTTAGGTGTCATAATATTAACTTCATTAAAAAAATAAGTGGGTGGTTTCAAACCTCTAGGGTATTATACACCACCCAAATATATATTTGTGTTTATTACTTCTCAGCACAGGCATAAGAATTGATTTCTAAACCTACTGAAATTTCAGTAATAATTGGTTTTGACCAAGCCATAGTTTTTCTCCTATTCTAGAATTAAGAGTGCTGGTTGCCCAACGACCGCAGCCCACTCAATGGCAGTTTCTGTTTCCAGGTACTGCCGAACCCATAAAACTATGCCGCTAGGGCATAATCTTGAGATGCAAAATTATCGTTTGCATTTATTAGTGTTGAACTATAAGGCGTTCACCCATATACTCCAATAGTCTTCTAATACCTGTCGACCCTACATTACCCCCTCATTCGGGTTGGTGGAGGTAGGCGGAATCGCACCGCCGTCCAGTCTATCGTCTTACTACCTTCAACGCATATTCTATATATCTATAAATTACATTTCTGTAAGTTATATGAATAAACTGTTATTTTTCATATACCAGTCTTTACAGTATTATAATACATATTTAACTCTTTGTCAAGTAGA